GCTCATTTATTCCTAATACTAATACCATAACCGCTACTGACCACATAATTACCCCCTGTTTTCATAAAATGAGTCAACCCTTCTTAACCATTCATACTTCGCTTCGCGTAGTTCGTCACCTGAAATCGTAAATTCTTGATAATATAGGTCAGGAGTACATACCATGTTGACACATTTATCAATATTTGTGTCGTAAACTGCATCATGAGCCATCGCATAGCCCGCCATTTGCAGTTCATAGTCCCTGATCCATTCCTTCTGCTTCGGTTTATTACTCTGTTTGAAGTCTATGATTGATAAATCACCATCTAATCGTGCAATTAGATCACAGCTACCGGCATACAAACCAGGATAATACAATGTTGCTTCATTCCCGTACACCTCGTCGATCCTATTATCAATCCCGCGGTCCACGATCTTTTCTGCCATCTTCTTGGCTTCTATTCCAAGATCCGTGAGGTCCATATAACCTTCACCTAAACAGTATTTCTCTAGGTAGAGATGCATTGCCGTGCCGCGCGCTGCGCTAGTCTTTGTTATCTCAGCCGCTTTAGCATGGCCGACACGATCGCGCCACCTTTGCAAGCTAGCTGCTTTATCTTGTTCTTGAGTCGCCGATAAAATGCTAGTAACCGATGGGAGAGGCTGTCCTTGAAGAACATCTGCAATAGTATAATGTCTACTACCCTTATGAATGGAGCGAGTAGAAGTCGGATAATCATATTTTTGTACATTTATTAAATCCATATTACTATCTCATTCGCCTAAAAACAATACTCCAATAGCGCGACCATTCTGGGCTTCCCGGAACTAGTCTAATTTTTGGTTTGTTAGCCTTTTGGCTTTGTCTATACCTTTCTTCAGTAGAGCAATCTCTGCTTTCAACTGTCTGTTTTCCAGTCTTAATGACGTTATCATCGGCCATAGTACTTCTTTCCATTCATGCACTGAGTAATCCCAGTAATCAAAATATTCTTCCACTGTTCTCTCCAACTCCTTTATATATTTCTCGTCTGTATCAACTATATTCACACTACCGACGTATTTGTATTTGTGTCCTGTAGTTTGTGGTAAGCTCATGTTTTTATTATATCAATAATTTTACTCACTGGCCAGTCCGTAGTGTAATCTCTTGGGGTATCGTGGTGTTTTGCATGGTATCCAGCACCTACTATAAGTAGATTCCAAAACCAGGCATTACGTCTGACAGATTCCAGATCAAAATGAAAACAATTAATAATAGTTTCTCCGATATGACACAACGCCACCGGAAATACAAAGGCTACCATGAGCCAGTCAAAACCAAAAAAATAATAAATCGCGATCCACGTTCCATGAAACCATAACATATGAGTATAATCAAAGAACCGGTAAATAGGGTCTTCGAAACTTTTTCTCGCCATCAAATTAACTTTAGTATCTGTTATCGTGATGGTCATTAACACTGGCAGCGCCGCGCGCAGCACTCCTAACAATTTGTTGCCAGATAAATTAGGTGTATGTGGATCACGTTCAGTATCGGTATAACGATGATGGGTTAAATGAATTAAGGCCCACTCGTTAGGGCCGGCTTGTGTTGATAGTCCACCAAAATAAGTTAAAATTATTTTCCAAAAAGTGTTAGTTTTGTATGATTTATGTGCCACTAAGTGATGATAGGCCATGTTTATGCCTACCATGCCTAACAATTGTGTCATAAACCACACTACAATTAATCTATAATCAAGATAGTTCCATATAAACGTAAAGAATAACGCGATGCTAACCGTGTAACATAGTGAAATATAATATTGTGGGAACTTTTGATACCAGGTCATGTCTTAATCCAGTCTATAAAATATTTTATTGGGTAGTCGTTGGAATAATCACGTGGTCGTTCATGATGTTCTTTGTGATTGCCTTCGCCACCAATAACTATATTTATCCATTTACGATTTTTATGTACAAAGTCAATGTCGTAGTGAAACCAATTTACAAAAAATTGACTAATTAATGAGTAACCAATAGGAAAACAGAACGCTAACAAGAACCAGTCAAACCCAAACAACCACCAAATCACGATCCCCGTTCCGTAAACCTGGATTGGTGCCCACTTGTGCAAGAACATAATAAACTTATTCGTCAGCAAATGCCTAACACCCACCAACAACTTAACGTCCGGCTGTGGTATGTTCATCCAGTATGGTAGAAACGTTCTTAGCCAGCCTACAAACCAGCTGTCCTCGGTCCACGGTGTATGTGGATCCATGTCTGTTCCAAGATGCCGGTGATGATGTAAGTGTGTTGCGACCCAGCCTACCGGCCCTGCAACTGTACCATACACACCAAAGAAAGCTAAAAAGTTATACCAAAACTTTGACGTGCGAAATGCTTTATGAGTAAACAATCGATGATAACCAACATTCGTACCCAGTGTTCCTACCAGAACAGCTAATATGTATGTAATGATTAATCGTGGATCTAAGTTCCAGATGTATTGCCACACCCAACCCAATGTAAAAAATGTAATGAGAAGATACGTGATGGTAAGATAATGCCGATCATATTTTGTAGGAATAATTTCTGTCATTTATAAATACGAACCAGTTTACATACTTTCAACGAATCGTTCTTAATTGTAACTTCAGAACTTGTTTGTTTTTTCGTAGCGTGTTTAGCAATAGCTGTCCCTGCTATAGAACAAGTATCACCAAAAACAATGTATGTGTCGTCCCCTGGTTTCGTACTTACAACACTTTCTCCTGGCAAGATGTCTATTTGTTCAAATGTCCAGCCTGGATAGTGTTGCATCGGACATAACAATACAGTGTTGTCCTCCATAATTGTAACTTCAGCAGAAGTACAATATGGTTCATAAAACATATGGCCTGCTCGCCATGAATCTGTACGATATTTTTGTACAGTCGTTGCTTCTAAAAAACCATCACCGCTTGTAGGTAGTTCTGGTAAATTAGAAAGACCCGCGTGGTGCTGGTCTAATAGCCCTTTAAAAACATCTATGTGTTCGTTTTGAAACACAGATGTTTCGTCCCACTCATAACGAATTTTAATACTCCCTTCTAATAAAAAATAATTAGTATTAGATTTTATTAAAAAATTATGATCTGGATGATAAGTTAGTAAAAAATTATCTTCAGCATCCTTGGTATATTCATTAACACTTTCACGTTTTATTCTTTGTTTAACTTTAGTGTTTTGACTAATTGATATTTGAATCTGGTTATCAATATTTCTAACGTCAAAAGGTACATTAAATATCATATTTCCTCCGAGGTTATTGGGCTTATCGCCGTCGGATGATTTGGTTTTAACCATTCCTCTATTTCATCAGGTTCACTAATTTTACCTTTTTCTACAATCATCCATTCTTTTGTAATATATAAATCTGGGTCATAACCAAGTTCAATCATCCATTTTTTTGCTATTCTATTTTCTTCCCTTAACACAAACTCGTCATACTGTTCGTGGCCTTCTCTAATACACATATCGTGTACAGATAAACTTGATTCTGTATTATGTGTCCAAACTAGTTTTACCTCTTTAGCAGTTTTATTTTCATTAGTTTCTTCGTCAAAATAAACTACTTCGTCGGGCATGTATGAAGATGTTCTGGTGAAATCTGATAAATCCATTTAGTTTTGCCCACACCCAGCACAGTCCCAATCACCTGCACTTTTATCTTTTTGTCCAAGATATTTTGCAGACAAAAACTCCCAATCACGTGAATGAAAGTTTTGTATAAATAAACCTTTTGCAACATCAGCGCTGGTTGCAATGTAACGCATTGTCATTTCTTCAGGAGAAGTTGTTTCTGACTCTTTGTTTAAAAAAGTTATTTCAAATATGTTTTCAAGATCAGACATTTAAAAAGCCTTTACAACAATAGTTTGGCCTAAAGCATCCCAATCACCTGATATTTTTGATGCTAATGTCTGACCTAGTGCAGCAGAACACATAGACTGATTATCACTATTTGAATAATAGTTCAGGGATCCGTAAGTTCCACAGAAACATAAAGCTGGTGCAGCCGCACATTGCCCAAAAGCAGTTCCTGATCGGAATTGAAGATCTAGATTACCACTTGTGTCATAAAAATAAAAATTACGAGATGTCCAATTACTGTCTCCAACAACACCTGCTGTTGGGCCAGCGGAGTGTTTAAGGTGAAAATTATTATTACTGGCACCATCGTTATAACAAGCTGTCATTGTATAGGTACTAGTACCAATTTTGTAAGAGTCACTTATAGCTGCAGGTAGATTAGGACCTCCTACTCCATAACTAGTGTAGGCTGCTTTGCCTCCATAAGCGTGGCTGCCTCCTGTAAAAGAAGAATAATCACTTTTGTTTTTAGCCCCATAAAAATCAGGAATTTCAATTTGCGCTGTCGTACTAGTGGGTATGTCTGCATTTGCTGGAACAGCAAAAACATAAGTTCCTCCTCTGTTATATGTACTCATCGTTACATTAGAAGAAGGACCAGAAAATTCTGCCCTAATACTATTAAAATCTAATTGTCCACTTGATGGTAATGTCATTTTAATTCTAGCTCCTCAGCTTGTGGAATTTTCCATTTTGTAGGATTTATGTCACCAATGCTGTAATTACCCCAATGTTCATGGTCTTTGTATATATCAGGCACATATCCCCACGACGAAAACATAAGAGAAATACGACGTTTAGCGCTTTTATTCCTTACTTTAGTTATAGCATGATATATAGGCTTGTCAAAAAGTACCATATGGTTTTCTCTAGGCTCAATAACCAACATTTCCGAACCTTCTCTAACTCTATATCTTTCATCTAGTATAGGTCTACCTATAATATATTCTTCGGTCGGCAGTAATAATAGCTCTCCGCCCTCCATTTTTTCATCTATATTTATATACAGTATGTGAGTATTTAAAGGAAACTGAACGACCATTTCAGTGTCCTCTTTACCATATTTTGCTGTGTCTATTTTAGCCTGCAACTCGTTAGCATCTACGTGAAATAAGGTTGAGTCAATTTGGTCCCTTACCCAATACTCTACGTGGTGATCTCTTCCTATTAAATGTCTAATTATTTCTTCTATAAAATTAGAAGATTCTTGTTGTCTTCTGCAAAAATTGTATGTTGGTATTTCTCCACAATGGGTTGTGCAAAAATCTTTTAAATCTCTGAAACGAGCAGCATCTAAAACATTCTTAGAATAGTATATATTTTCTTTTATCATACCAATCTTGCTTGCTTGAAATAAACTATCCCCTCATCAAAATCAAAGCTGTGTGGGTTTCTTAGAAGTTCGTCCGGAGTAACCGCACCCATTCTTGCCCAGTTAGTATGGCCATATAATTTTTTACAAAGGCGATCCACGGTGCACGCTGGTAGGTCCACTACCAATGCGTCCTCAGTAGATTCCGGTATCCACTCTATTTCAAATTCTTCTACTTCCATAACTATTTCGCTTCTCTCCAACCTGGAAAATCACCAGCATCAAACTCATCTCTCATATCCTCTGCTCGTTGTTCTATTTGTTCTTTTTCTTTTTGAGACCAACCTTTCCAAGAAAAATAACCAGTTGTAAAAAGTTCTTGAGCAGCTTCTTCCATTTCACCGCTCTTATCTAAATCTTCGTCTTCTCGCCATGGCATAAGTTTACTCCTTCAGTTGTGATGCGTAAGGATCTGTTGACAACTCACGTTGTCTTTTTTCTGGTCGCTTACCCATAATTATATCTTCCATATTTTTGTGTAGATAATTTGCCATTTGACCAATAACATTATCTTGAGAAAGTGTGTCAACTAAATCTTTCAACGACTCACCATGTTGTAAACATCTAGATATAAGCTTGCCGCTTGCGCGTAGTTCTCTATCTAAATATGAGTCTGTAGGTTTTAACTTAACCCAAAAACCCATAGGTGTTAGTCCGGTGTCGTTTGCTGTATAATCTAATATACCAACAACTTTTCGACCATCTATCGGCAGAGTGAAAGTAGCACTCATCATCCTATTCGGAATCTCTATTCTCATAATTTTATCGTCCTGTAATGTCATCTCCGTGTTCCTCGATAAATTGGTATAAACTAATATTAGTCTCCTTCACCTGTACTATCTCGTGCCACATTGTTTCTATTGTACTTTCTAATTTAACAATATATCTAGAATTTACAATAATAACTATTAAACAAATAAATATTGTAAAGCCAGACAACAAAAAATTAGTGTACGCTTTTATTTCCGTAAGTATTTTCTTCTTCATTGTTGATTAAGTCCTCCAGTTTTTGTTCCCACATTCTTTTCCATTCGGGGTCTTTTGCTCTTTCAGCAGCTTTTCGTAGGGAAGATACCCTAACTAAAAATATTACATATTCATCGTCGTTATCCATCCGTATTCATCCTCCGGGTCTAGTGGTCCCATTATTTACCTACCTCTGGTAAAGTTTCTCCTGACCATTTTGTTTTAGATTCAATCCCACCTTCGACATTAGTCCTTGTTTGATCTACTGGTAGCATTACATAACCATTGTGAGTTGTTACTTTCATCCCTAAATGCATAAATTCTTCTTCACACATAGGACAATCCATTTCAACTTCTTGAACTTTTATAAAACTGTTGCCATCACAACGAGGACAAATAGTTTTAACGAGATCTACCATTTTTCTTTTTTATTTTTTGTTTAAGTAAAAAATCAATTAGTGTTTGAATACTAACAGGAACCTCAAAATGAGATTTTGCTAATGATTCCAAACGTTTATGTGTATCCACAGATACCGAAACCGATTTAAAATTAGGGTTTGCTGGCATGTTTCTTTCTCCTTGTTGTGTTATTGTATGGGACAATATATATCAAATATAAGATTTGACAATATTTTATTTTAATTTATTTTATACATATCTTCATCACCTTCATGTGTCGGGTGTTATTTCTTTTCCTTTTTAGCATCCGACACTTTTTGTTTTTTTAACATACATTTAGCACACCAAAAAATACGGTATTTATCATAAACCACCGCTTGTTTATTACATTTATTACAACTAGGAGATGTCACCCCAAGAATTACCTTTTTCATAGTCTACTTTATTTGGTACTAATAGCTCTGCGGAAGCTTCCATAACTTCAATTATTTTTTTAGCTTGCTCAGCTGATTCAACTGAAACATCAAGTTCGTCATGCACCTGTATGTGAGGCACAACTCCTTCTTTATATAAATTTAACATTGCTCTTTTAGTCATGTCAGCTGCTGATCCTTGTATCAATTTATTTAAAGCCTTATAAGTAAAAGCTCTTTTTAAAAACTGACCATATTCTTTTCTAGCCTGTTCAAGAGGTAATGGAGTAGAAACCCCAAACTTATCAGGTTGCCATAAATCAAAATGACATGCCCTTCCCTCTAATGTTCTTATCTTTCCTGCGTCTTCTGCTTGCCGCGTTACGCGTTCCGATATCATTTTAACAAAGGGAGCATTTCTGTGATACTCTTTTAATAAGTCCTCTGCTTCTTCTTTCATTAATCCTAGTTCTGACATTAATTTGTTTTTACCCATGCCATACATAATACCAAGATTAATAGTCTTAGCTTGTTTACGTTCTATGCCGGCCATGTCTGCAATCATCTGATGAAAATCAGCTTCACCTTTGTTGTATGCTTCAACGATTGTACTAGCGCCTTCCATATTCATTTTATGTGCGTAATGTACTAATATTCTAGGTTCTTGTTGTGAGTAATCAAAACAACCCCAGGTACAATCTTCTTCAGGAATAAATATTGAACGCAACATAGGACCAAGTATTTTATGTCGTGCTGGAATCTGTTGTAAATTAGGGTTAGAATAACTAAACCTACCTGTTACTGTTCCACCATCGTCACTACGTATTTGATTTATATCAGCATGTATGCGTCCGTTATGTTCGTGTTTTAAAATAGTCTCTATAAACGTAGAGTTCATTTTATCTAGCTCTCTACAATGAACTAATTTTCGTGCAAATTCATCCGGGTGAGTAGCTAAAAAATTTTTAGTAAAACTTGGAGCCCCTTTTTCTGTTCTGTCAAAAGAAATATTAAGAGTTTCAAAAGCTTCAGCAATAGATGCTGCCGACCAAATCTCTACGTCTTTACCACAAAGTTTTTTTAACTCCGACCTGGTTATTTTCTCTTCCGACTTTAAATGTTTTCTAGTTGCAGCTGCCTTTTCAAGATCTACTCTAACTCCTTTAAATTTCATATCAACTAAACAAGGAAATAAATCAATCTCTAAATTAAAAACTTGCCATAACTCTTCTTTGTCTAATTCTTTTTTTAATGAATGCCAAAGTTTTAAAGTTGCTTCAGCATCTTGTTCAGCATACTTACCTACAAATGGTGCAGGCAATCTCCACATCTCTGACTTAGGATTAACTCCCCAATTTTTTGCTGCTTCTCTTAATAAAGATTCATCTTTTCTAACGCCCGCGTATTCTCTTGCAACAGAATCTAAAGTATAACTTCTTCTGTTTTCATTTATTAGTGATGCTGCAATCATAGTATCTATGATACGACCATTAATTTTTAAACCCATAGAACGTATCCAAGACACATCATACATTGCATTGTGAAATATTTTATCTGCAGGTAAATCTAAAATAGTTTGAAACCATTTTAATACTGTCTTCTTTCCTAAACATCCTCTCTTGTCTTCGTGTGCAAAAGGTAAATAACCTTTCCAGCCATCAACAGCAACTGCAATACCAATCACTTCGCCATCACCACGTATAGCTCCAGAGCCCATTGTCATTAAATTTGGATCTCGTGTTTCTAAATCGATTGCTATTTCTTTAGCTGAAGATAAGTCTAAGCCTAATAGAACTGGAGGAACCCAATCCGTAATAGGTTGAAACATTGGTACCTGTAAGGGCTTCACTTATACTCTTCCTTTAATTTATTTAAAAACCAAATAGCTTTATCTAAATCTTCCAATGGTTTACCTTTATGTTCGTGCCTCCAAATATACTTTATAGCTGAACCTTGAAGATAATATTTAAAACCATCTCCTTGACACGACTTGATAGCATCAATGCAAC